AACTTAGGAAATGTCATTCCTACTCTACTTTTATTTATATTACAACCATAGTTAATAAGAGATTGACAAAGTTGTGTAGAATGAATATCAATAAGTGCTGTTTTTTTCCAATTCTTAACAACATTTGAAGGATAATGTACAATAGATATTTGTTTACCTCCTGCTTCTAAAGCAAGTTTTTCAAGTATATATCCATCTTCTTCTTGTACATTCACTCTTAACTGTATTTGTCTGTTCTCTGATGATTGCCATACAGATCCATCTGCATATATAAAACCTAAAATATAGGCTTTATACTCATTATCTATCTTCTCAAAATATTCGTGATTCACAATAAATTTGTATCCCATAGTATGTACTTGTTAGGACACAAAGATATAAAATCTAACTTAGATTTCCAAAAATTCATCCAATATTTATAATACAAAATTACTCTTGTACTGGGCCTAGTTTTGTTGACCCATCATTCCTAATGAATTAACTTCTGTTCTTGCTAGAGATTTACCATATTTACTTATGATATTCTTTACATCACTCTCATCTAAGCCTACACCAAAATCTTCAACAGCAAACTCAAGATTTCCTTCAGAGTTATACTTAAATGAAACTATAATAGGTTTATCTATTACACCTGCACGCCTATGACTATCAAGGGCATTACTTGCTAATTCCCTTATAGTAGAACCTATCTCATCTGCATAGAGATTTTTACTCAACATCTGCATAAGCATTTGAGTAGAATTCTCATCCAGGGACATTGCTATAGATCCTGTTTGCTCTTCTCCATCTGATAATATTATTGTGTCTTTCTGTTCTTGTAATATCATTCCTTTACTATTATTAATAATTTAAGTGCTTCAATTGCGTGAACTAATTCGTAAACTTCTTCTTGGTATTTCATTTTGCTGATTTATTAAATGAATTAATAGCCAATACTATATTATCATCTTCATCATATGACCAACATTTAGGGCAATAATGAAATCCTTTATGTTCTATCCATTCAGATTCTATTGCTTGCTCTTTGGCTGCTGATTCATCACTCCAACATGATCCAGAATCATTGTCACATCCGGCATCTTCTCCGCAATTATCACAAACCACTGTAAACATTTCAACTTTTTGTATCATTTTCTCGTTTTTTTTAATTTGTTTTAAAGTTACTTAATTTCAATCAGTTATCAGATCTTTTTCTTTTTCAATTTGTCTTCTAACCATGATCTCTAGTTGTAATTGTAGTTCTTTTAAAATATTATCATCTTTATTCATAACTTTCTATTTAATAAAAATATATGACAATAATTAAGTTTAAAATATTGTTCATGATTATGCTCTGTTGGATTAAATATAAACTTTACCCTTCTATGATGTCGTATAGTAGTATCCCAAAAATATGTAGTATCCCATTCTTTTATCTCAGCATTTGTACTACCCCAAATATTACCATACATTTGTTTTCCACTTCTATCTAACTTAAGGATTCTATTTTTGTCTTTATCCTTTACATATAATAGACGAGCAGGTCTAATTACTTTTATATGAATAAATTCACTCCCATGAGGGATAATTATTTCATCTCCTTTTTCTAATTGTTCCACTTTTACTAACATATTTATTTATTTAAAATGGTAAATTATCCTCTTCTTCATCTAACCAGGTAATACTTATATTATTTGTTTCTTTTAGTACCCTGTTAGTTAATGTAAATACTCCCTCTGAATTCCATTGAGTCTTTCTATAAGAAGCACTTGCAGGGTGACTAACCTTAAATACCCAACTATAGGGATCTATAAACTCCTCAACTTCAGCAGCTTTTTCTCCCATAAGAATTATTGGAGTGCCTCCTGTTGCTAAGTGAGAAAATAAATATTTCATAAAAGGTTTCCATAAACCCTGATGTGCTCCTGCTAATCCTATTTCAGTAGTAAGAGCAGCATTAAGCATCAATACTCCTTTATTAGCTAGATAACTAACATCAGGATTCTTAAAGTACCTAAGATTTAAGCCCTTATAAAGCTCATTTTCTATAGCTGTATAGAACTGTTCCAGGGAAGGTTGAGGATATCCTGTATTACTACATCCCATTAATAAACCATCTGCAATAGGCTTTCCGTCTTTTAAGGAATGATAAGGACACATTCCTACTAATATTACTTTTAACTCATCTAAAGAAGTTTCTTTAAAACACCTAAATGTATTAGAAGAGAGAGGAGCAATCTTCTTGCCCCTCCCACTTTCTTCTTTAAGAAACTTATAGATCTTATCACATTCTTCACTTTCAATAAAAGGTTTCATCTTTTCCCACCAGGAATGGTGAAATAGATCTTTAAAATTATCCCAAATCATTTTTTAGCATTTATAGTTATTTCTAATTTAGCAGTGAGCTCCTTTACTATAGTTTCAGTAATATCTGTTCGTAATTTACCCCAGTTACTACTTCCATATTTATCTGTAGTAATAATGTTATTTAATATCGTTCTCACATTAAATGAATTAAATTCATTATTTACCATTTTAGTAGCCTCATCTCTTACAGCTTCATCAATCCATTCTCTAATATCTTCCTTAGTTATACCAAGCTCATTATGAAGATAGTTTTTAAATAGCAACCATTTATCATCACTTTTCATAGTTTAATATTGAGCAATTTTGTCGAACTCATTGTACAAACTTAATTGAGCTTTGTCTTCAAATACTACTTCAGGAACCTGGATAGGCTCTTGTTTAGGAAGAATTAAACCTGTCTGTCCTACAAAATATCTATGAACATCTATATGATCTTGTAACCATGTAGTAGGATGTAGTTCCTTCATAGAATAAGTTGTAAACTGATAAAGTTCCCATAAGCTATTAGCAGCACCATAATCAAACGTAGGAGAATCTAATTCCCTCTTAATGATATTTAGCTGTGTACTCTCAATAAGTCCTTCTTCAATATACATTCTGCCCAGGAGTTCAGCAGTAACCCTTTTGGTCATTTCAATATTCTTCATAGCATCTCTTTCCTGTTGCATAGTAATAAAGACATCCCCTGCAGTCTTGATGTATTCTGCAATACTATGTGGAGTGAATGTCTGTACATCTCCCCAATGTTTCTTCTTGAATGCACCCATATCACCGGAGATAGCACCATTACTGCAGATGAAAATATGAACACCCATAGCCCATTTCAAACTAATAGACTTATCCAGGCTATTCTGCCAACCAATCTGAATCTGCATTTCACTATCAGCAACATCACTAATAGTATAGCGACCATTGGCTACATTACCTTTTCTGGCCATTGTATAGCTTTCTTTATCCAATTTAAAACCTGACTGAACTATTCCTTCCAAGGTTAAATCAATAAGGGTTTCATGTGACATTGCTTTATAAGTACGTGTAGATTCTGGAGTAACAGTACTTAAGACATCTTGTTTTTTTACACTATATGTTTTTAGATCCATTTTTATTGTTTATTAATTTATTATTCTTCAAAATAACCTTCACCACAAATACTATTCTCATTCTGAAATTTCTCTGCTATCTCACTAATTGTTTTATCACTTAGTAATCCAATAATATCTATCTCTCCTACAAGAACAGCATAGATATCAAAATCCCCTCCTTCTGCAGGATACCCGGGGTCTCCATTAGAAAGATACATTTTCTCAGGAATGTATTCAGACCATTCATATTCTATGTACAAATCAATTCCTCTGAACGTTATATTTCCAGCTCCTTTTTTCATTCTTGTGCTAATTTATAAAGTTCTTCTTCTACATCTGGATCATTTGTATCATCTCTGTATTCTCTATTTCTGATAGTCCAGATTAAATCGTATTTAGCGATAGTTATCTCTGATGTTGGATTTGTGAGAGGACTCATTGTTCCAATTCCAGTAAATCCACATATCTCCTTACGAAATTTATTCATTAATAGAGATGAAAGTTGAATTGTAGCATTAGTATTATCCTCTCCCTTAGAAAGTCGGGAGAAGATAACATTACTAATTACATCTATCATTACTGTTTTCATTAATCTCTTATATGTTCTACAACACCATTTTCATCCGGAGTTCCCCAAGTTCTACTCTTATTCTCTTCCAGTTTATTAAAGGCAACTGTAAGAAGTTGATCAGCATTAAGCCCATAATGACACGCAGCATCCATTAAAAGAATCAGAACATCTGCAAATTCTTTATTTGTATCTTCTATAAATTCCAATGTAGGCATACCACCACTATAGAACTCTTTTAAAGCTTCTGTGAGTTCCTTAGCTTCCTTTTGAAGATGATACGAGATAGAAACACTTCTATTCCTTCTGAATCTTCCTTCATCAAAAGTTTTATCAGACCAAGCTGATGTTTCATTCATTAGATTCTGTAAACTCTCTGTCATACATTTTTGGTGTAAATTGAAAACTTTTTACTATTGAATTATTTTTACTAAGCCCTACTTTAGCATATTTTCTTCTATCTAGTGATAACAAAGAGGAATTAAAATTATAGAGCTTTACTTCATCAAGTAATTTAAGATAGGTAGGATCTTTAACAAACACTACTGTATCCGTTCCATAGATATCGAGTAGTGTTGTACAAAAATCTCTAGTTTTCCCTTTTAAGAATGAGTAAGGACAATCTTTCTCTATTACTTTTTCTTTTTTTGTTAGTGAAACTGTCGTATTTAGAAGTTTATTACTATATTCTTTATTAAGAAGTGCTAATGACTTATTAAGAGAGATTACTACTTCTACTTCTTCTTCTAATTCTTCTATTCTTTTTACTAATTCATCAATTATTGATTTTGCCATTTCAGCATTAAGACCTAATTCTACATCTTTCATAATCCTTTTGTTTTTAAATGATTTTATTTCCTTTATTAATATTTCCAATATATGTGACTCCTTCTACTGTGTAAGAAAAATTAACCATATAATCCTTTTTTTATGAAATGATTTTCTAATTCTTTTAAACCTCTATCTTTGCCCCACCCTGCCCAATCTTTTACAGAAGGAAGTAAATTATCTGGAGGATTTATGTGTTTAAATCCAAATGCACTAGTAATAGCATAACTTGCTTGTTTACCAGGAGCATCAGAATCTCCTCCATAAAATACTTCTTTAGAATTCTCTTTTATATATGCTATATTTTCATGTGAAAAGGCAGCAAGACTTTCATTTTGAGAGTGAGCTACATATTCATAAATTTTTCTACAAACCATATAATCTTTAAGAGAATCTAATATAAGACTATTATATTCTTTATTTAAATTGTCTAGTCCTCTCATCATATTTAATGGCACATTATTTGGAACCCATTTTGATCTCTTATCAGCAAATGGTCTATAAATTTTCCAGTATCCATCATATAAATACCCAAATCTAAGTTCATTATCATTCAAAGGAAATCTCTTCTTATTCAGATAAAGTTCCTTAATAGAATAAATATGATTTGCTCTTAGATCCTCTATATCTTGATAATACAGATTCCAATAAGCTAACTCATTATGTGTAAATTGTCTGGTAGATACCTGAACTAATGAATAACGTTTACCTAAATCTTCAGGTTGCTGATATTGACCTACTATCTTTTTATAGTTCCCTACTTGTCCTGTAGATATACCTAATCCAAAATCTCTATCAATAGTTTTTAATACTTCATCCAGGGTAGGAATGTGTAATAGGAGTTTAACAAATGTAAAGCAATCACCTCTAAGACTTGTATCAGTGAAATCTATAAATGAAAGATTACCATGTTTATTTCCTATTACAAAGGAAGGATTATTCTCTATTCTTCCGTCTGATCTTGGAAATGGTGATATAGTAGCATCATTAGGTTTCCATTGTGTATTAGGCATATAGTAGCGAAATATATCATATTCTGATATTCTTCTAAGAATAGCCTCTGTAGTAAGTGTTACTTTCTTTACTCCTGTTATCATTCTTTATTTTTTAAATCCTTTATGAACTTTAACCAAGGTCTTTTTTCTAGGAACTCTATTTTTTCATCTAGAGTATTATTAAGTTGTTCTTCCTCCCAACCAGCAGCTATAAGAATCTCATTATATTCTGGATAATATCCTTGTATTCTATCGTGAACTGCTGCTACATTAATCTTTCCTCCAAGAGCTATAAGCTTTGATATCTTTTCCTCTATAGTCATAATTAAAAAATAAAAACTCCCCCTATTTTTAGAGGGAGTTTATTAATACCTAATTAATACTCAGGTCCCTCTGAACTAACTGCAGGAGCATTGGTACTTACAGGATTTTCCTCTGGTACATATTCCTTAATGTCTTTCAGAATAAAGAAATCTTTACAACCATACTCTGGATCTGTAACATTAAGTACAAATTTTTCATATGGTTTAAGTTTCTCTTTATTCTTAAGACTTTCGATAACAGTAGAATCCATATAGTCTACTAATCTGAAATTCTTCAAACAATATGGAGGAAGAAATGCTTTGTTATAAATACCCTGGAATTCTTTTACTTTTGTAGGATCTTCTTTATCCTCTTTTACAATAACAGTAGCCAAAGCTATAATATCAGTACACCATTCTCCATCAATAAGATCAGTAAGATCTTTTACATTACCATTCATCAACTTTTTCCATTCAAGTTGTAAAGTAGTTTCTGCAGAACGATAGTCAAGCTGACCTAACCATGTCCTTAAGAAATTATAAAGATCTTCTTCTCCTACATATGCTACTCTATAATCTCTTGCAGTAAACCAAGCAGGTAAATTATTAGGATCATCTGCCCAACTACAATTACCTACTGCATTAATATACTGTTTCTTAGTAAAATCTTTATTCTCTCTCTCCCTGTTCTCAAGGAAAAAAGTAGCTTTGAATCTCTCCTGGTTCTTAATAGCTTCAAGCCAGACATCAATTCTTAAAGTATCATTACCTTCTCTTTCACCAAGATATTCTGTTGCCTTGCTATCTTCTTTTAACTCAATGTTGAAATGCTCTTTGTATTCTTCTACTGAAGGATTAATTGCTACAACTTTACATTCCACTAAACCTACTTTTTTAGAGAAATCCTGATTTGCTCTACGTGTTCCACCAATGTTACTCATTTTTCTAATTTTAAATTTATACTATTCTTCTAAATGCTTCATTATTTACATCAATTCTCACAATTATTCTTTCTAATTTATTTAATAGAGAAGACATTTGTTCTATTATTGATTCCTGTTCTGGTTTCGGAACTGGATTTTTTATATTAACATCTTCTTCTGGTTTATAACTACTAATATCTAATTTCTTAATCTGATCACTAAAAATAGCAGCTTGATCATCCAAGTAATTAGTTAAATTACTTAATCTGCCAAGTGCTATATTCATAGTAGTTTGATCTGTTGCAACACCTTTTGCTATATTATCCATATCTAATTATTTATAAATTTTTTCCCAAAATGTTTCAATACTACCATCTGTACCTTTTCTAGAAATAAGCATTTTACCCTCAAGAAAAGGAGCACGACTACCTGCAACAATACTGTCATTCTGAACATCAAAGTTTAACCATCTCTCCGAGCCTTCTACAACTAATTTAGCCATAGTAGTTACCTTTGATGCAAATATACGCTTCAACTGTCCTGTAAGTGCTAATTCACTTCCTATTACCTGTTCCTTGCCATTATCCTTTATGTATTTATCTGCAAGATGTGCAGCCCATAGTCTATAAGGAGCAATTTGTTTGATTAATTCTACCTGTTGCATGAACCATGTTCTTGTATGTTGATAACCATACCCTTCAGGAAGAGTTAATACAGACTGGAATCTAGGATCACTAAATTCAAATTGTTCTCCATAAGCACCACTGGCTAACTTAGGACGATTGAAATTCTTACCAATAACACTATTCATATAAGCATATGTTCCTCCAATCTCTGACAAATCATCAAGATCTGAGAGACCATCAACAATTAGATACTCATATTTACCTTTATTCTCCAATAGCATCTTTCTATACTTCACATAGTTCTGAAAACTTTCCCACCTGGTAGTTTCCTGTCCTGTATATGTAGAGATTTTTCTGGCAGATATATAATCATATCCACCTTTCTCAAGATCTAATACAAGAGCATTATACTGCTCTGAGAATTTTCCAAGAATTGTTCCTTTGCCTGCTTTTGGAATAGAGATTATGACTAAATCTCTGGGGGGTAATAATGTTGCTTCTGTAATCTCTGTTGGTAATTTAAATTCTTCTTTTTCTTTTTCTACCATTTCTCACTTTTTTAATTATTGTTTTTAACTTATTTGATTATAAATTTACGAATTATCTTTCTCATTTCCAAATATTTCTGAGATATTTATGTCTGTGTAATCACAAATTTCTTGCATTAAAAAGCACATATACCCCTCTTTCATATGGCATAGCACGCCTTCTTCATCAAGTATGTTAGGACCTAGTAGAGTGATCCATTCTGTGAGTAGATCAAAAGGAATAAATAAAATTACATCTATTTCCTTAAGATTCACCCAATGCCATTCAAGCTTATTCTTTGTTACAAACTTATATAAATCTAATGCTGTCATAAATATGTAATTTTACCAGTATTTTTTTGATCTCTTACTATCTATCTCGACTGTCCATTCTCCTCTACAGTAAATGAGTCCTTGAGAAGGACCGCA